CCCACGACCAGCAGTGCTGTCTCTTGGACAGTACTACAATAGCTGAAAACCATTGGTATGACTGGGAAGGAGCGAGCGAAGCGAGCGGACTGGACTCGCATTGGACACACGCCTGCGTTAATTGTTCCCGCGTGCCTGCGTTAATTGATCGCGCCCGCGTCCGCGTTATTGAGACCCCCTATGGGGGAAGCGTCCGTGGAGCGTCGTCTATATACCTCTTCAGACATTTTTGCCAAAATTTTACGACATTTGTCCACTGTCGACCATAAATTGGAATAATCCTTTATCGGTTAGCACATGTTTGTACATATCGTCGAATACCTTCGGCGGTATGGTGCAAATATGTGCTCCTGCTGTGAATGCTTTACCAACTGTGGCAGCATCTCTAATACTTGCAGCTAATATTTTTGTATCTGTTCTGTTATGACAATAAACAGTAGCAATATCCCGGATCAAACCAATACCATCATGTCCGTTGTCGTCTAAACGTCCAACAAATGGTGATACGTAGGTTGCTCCAGCTAATGCACAGAGTATTGCTTGGCTAACACTGAACACCAACGTCATATTGACTCGTAAGCCCATATAATTAAGTGTTTTACATGCTTTTATACCTTCAGGTGTACAAGGAAGTTTAATAGTTGCTTTATCTATCCATAACTTGCCGTATTTAATACCATTTTGTATTAATGTCTCTGCATCATGTCCATCTACCTCTATTGAGAGGTCAGTTACGCCTAATTCTTGTATAAGATCGGCATATATGTCGTCTGGATCTTTACCACTCTTCTTAATCAGCGTAGGGTTGGTGGTAATCCCTGAGATAACTCCAGAACTAAGTCTTTCGTCTATCTCTTTTACATTTGCTGTGTCTAAGAACAGCTTCATTTTTTAAAAACTCCTAAACGGGTGAGGACGTACAAGGTAAGTGTCGTCCAGAATAGTATTTCTAGTCCGATATTATTCATCTTCTTCAGGAAAGTAACCAATAGTGAAGCCACCATCCTCTGTCTCTTCTACTACTGCTTTGTATACTGGCTCTGATAGTTCATCCATTTTTGCGTGGTACTCATCTATCGCCATATCAACAGTCTGTTCAGCTTTGAGATTTATCCATCTCTGCTCTAAACCAATCAACATACCTAATATAAGGAAGTTAATGGGTGGGAAAGGAGTCTTTAAACTCTTATATAACTCTTTAAAGTGATTTATCTTTAACTTATGTTCCATATAGGTTAGTGGTAGTAATTAGAGGTGATATCTTTTATGGATATCCAGCTAATAGTTGTATTAGTGAGGGAGAGTCCACCCTTCTCTCCCCTATTAGCCCGCCATCGGTCTTAAACCCAGTTGTGGTATGACTTTTTACCTTCTAGTCCTCTAGCTTCTCTACGCTGCTCTACATCCATTCCTAGTACTAAGTGATTAGTAGCAGATTGAGGGTCATCGAACCAAGCTTCAAGCATGTCGTCCCATTCTTCTCTTTTTCTTAACTTGATCTGTTCTCGTGCAGAGATAGATAACGCATCTACGTAGTATTTAACTGCCTGCGCTAGACAGTCAAGTCTATCGTCATGTTTAACTGCGTATTTCTCTCTACACATACGACTCATCTGGTAAAAGAGCATATAGAGGAGCCGACTTTCAGGTGCACTGTTTTTGTTTGAGCTGTAATCCCACTCAATAACCCCACGGTCAACAATAAGACGGTGCTGGTTAAGAACAGGTTCAAGCGTATCAATAATCCTGTCTTCTTTTCGGACATTCGCACGTACTTCGTCCACAAGGATTCTTTGTTTGGTTTGTTGTATATGTTTTTTAAAAAGTTCACTTACTATTCCGTCTCCAAAGTTAGATTCCACTACAAGAGTTGTAGCGTTGTATTTTTTGCAACCTTTTAGTATATCGAGCAGGGTCGCATCCGAATACCCGTCGCGGTAGGCTCGCATCTCATGTAGGTATAGAAAGCCGTTCTTTTGGGAGAGATAGCAGGCGGCTGTTTCGTCTGCTCCTCTACCGGAGGGGTCGACTGAGCAGATGGTTTCTTGGTATTTGGTCCATTCCCCCTGTATTTGCATCGGAGAGTAGAAGTAGTCCCCGGGTAAACCCACTGTGGGCAAATCTTTAAGTACATTCCTTGGGTCTGAGCACCAAATGATGTTGTCGGGTGCAGTGTCAGGATTAACACTGGTAATAACAAGGTCAGCCATTTTGAGAGGAAACTTCTCAGCGTCTGACAGACTTGTATCCAGCATAAATTGCAACATAAAGTTGCTACGTCCCATGGACGCTTCTCTTTCAACGAGGTCATCTTCAGTAAATCTGTCGTCTGTTGGTGCCCAAGGTTGTGCACCGTTATCAATGTCTTCTTGTAGCTGTGGAGCTATTTTGCCTTCGTATTGTGTATTGTTTCTTGGGTATCGCGCTGTCCAAACAAATGGTCTGTAATTCCGCTCTGCCAGCTTACGATAAACAGTAAAAGTAGTCTGAGGAGTCCCGAGATACATAATACGGCTATCGTCTTTCGGCGTAAGAATTGATTCGGCTTCTGTGCAGAGTTGAAGTAGCTTTTCACGCATCAACTCCGTCATACTGTTCCCGGGAACCTCGATGTCGTCCAGAATCATCAGATCCGCTCTGCTTCCCGTTAACTGACCAGTAATACCAACACTTTTGACTGATGGAGCCTGATGAGGACTGCATAGTACGTCGAAGGAAATCCTTGACCATCTTGCGTCGTCGCTCTTTGGTTGTAGGTGACTTAGCCATGGTGTTTCGATAATTAATTTTTGTAGGAAGATACTCATGTTGTCAGCTCTTTCCTTAGAAGCTGATATAATCATTATCTTCTTTTCTGGGTCATTGAAGAGTGTCCACAACACAAACGCTCCAGTAATCCAACTTTTTCCGACTCCTCGGAAGGCTTGGATCTGTAAACGTTTTGGTCCGTGTTGTAGGTAGTCTGCAATGGCATATTGTGCCCTAGTTGGTGAAGGGAGATCAAGCTGGTCCCATAATGCTTGCAGAAACAGCTTGAAATCACCCTGTAAGGACGTTAAAACGTCAGTCATATAGAAATGTATATAAGTTATTAATCAAAGGCGTCAAGACCTCTACCAACGCTCTCGTAGTCACCAGTGAATACCTCTTCAGCTTTAAGGTTTTGTTTCTTAAGTGCTCGTTTCCAATCTCTTCTAGTAACTATTTCATTAAGAGTATCATCAGTTAAGAAACTACGGATACCTCTTCTGCTTGGGTCAAAGAACATTACAAGATCTTCGTATAAGTCATTAGGTATGCCAAGAGCTATTTTTTCCAAACGGTCTAACTGACCACTAGCTTCACCTTGTGCAAAGTTACCTAAAACTTTATCGCCATTTTCATCTATATAATTCTTTCCCGGTTGTACAAACCTTTGAGTAATTGAATTGACAGCAGTAGGGTCATGTGGACTAACAAGGTGTCCATCTGTAGCATTGCCATCAAGTCGTCTTTGAGCTTTTACATTAGCTTTGTAATCCCTTAACTGTTTACTACGAATATTAACATACCTTGCTATTTCCTGATAATCAAACTGACTTAATTCACTAGGATCTGTGATCTGTTTGTATCGCATGTAGTTTTGCAAAGCATTTGCGTCAGTAATGCTAGAAGCTTTTGTTGACTTAGTTCTTTTCTTAGCCGACTTTACACCTGTTGTACGTTTTGCAAATTTAATATCTCCAAGAGTTTTTAAATTATCTACTCCAGTATTAAATTTTCCATAAGTTTCTTCACCGTCAACAAATATCTTTCCGTATCCTTTAGTGCTTTTCTTGTCAGCAATATCAGAACGGATAGCATCTTTTTTACGTTGAAATAATTTACTTTTAGTATTTAGATGTATTGAACCATCACCTCTGCGTCTTATTTTTAAACGATCTGCTTGAGAAATGTAACCTTTTATATTACTAGAATTATCAAGCGAATGCTTTAATACGTTCTTGATTATTGCCATTAGAAATTAGGATTTTTTTTCTTTCTTTTTCTTTATTCTTAACTTTGCTGCTGCCTGTGCTCTCTTTCTAGCAGCTTCTCTGTTTTCAGCACGACGTGCAGCAATACTACCTCTTCTAGCTATACCTTTTTTTGTTTTAATAAACTTCTCGTTAAATTTTTCACGAGTAGTTTTTTTCTTTGGTTTTTCTTTATTGCTTTCTTTATTGTCTCCTTTAAAATCATCCATGGTAACTTCTTTCTTATTACCACTTAATACTTTATTTGCAGCTTCTAAATTAGGACCTTGGTTGTTATTGGAAGAAGTATCTGTTTTCTTTTTTGTTTTATTTGGAGAACTTATAGGAATAGACTCATTAATTCTTTTTGCTTCTTTGTAAGCTTTAGATTCTAAATCTACTGTTCCTACCCTATCTTTTGCAGATGGTCCTTTTTGTGCTTCTTTAGCTTTTTTCTCAGCTTTTTTCTTTCTTAACTCAGTAGGGTTTAAAGGTTTTCTACCTCTTTTGGTTTCTTTTGTAGTTTCCTCACGTATCTGCTTTTCTTGTTTAGCTAAAAAATCTCTGTATTTTCTCAGAGCATCTTGGTACTTTTTCGTCCTAATTTTTCTGTTAGCACCTTTAAAGTCCGATAGTTTTGGTTTTTTCATTACCTTATATGTTGATGAATAATTAGTTCTCGTAATGGTTGTATTCCAAATGCTTTTCGCATCCATCCGAGCCAATTGCTACTACCTTTACCTTGGTTACATTTCTTGCACGCGGGTACAAGATTCGATGTAATAGTTTCTCCACCTCTGCAACGAGGTTTAACATGATCGAGTGTAAGTTCTTTAAATTCATAATTTTTTCCGCAATAAACACATGTACAATTAAAATGCTCTTTTATCGCACGCCTCCAAAGGCGTTTTGCTTCGGGGCTTGTCATGGTTATTAAATTGTGTAAGTAATGTTCTGGTTTAGGTAGTAAAGGGGTCATTTACGTATTTTGAGTCGGCTTTGTCTGTTCTTAGATGGAGATTGGAGTCTTCCTTTCGTAGCACTCCCTTTGTAGTGAGCAGCATCTTTGCCGTCACCGTTCCCGTAGGTTCCAAGTTGTCTATTAAGTCGATTTGCATTAACACGTAGAGCTAATCCTTTTTTTGTTTTGTTGTATTTTTTTTGCTGCTTAAGTCTTTTTTGCTTAGCTGCTGGGTTGGATTTGTAGTAAGAACTAGTGCTTGCCATATAGCTTTGCCTGTACTAATTCTGGATCAACGGTTGGCATAACCTGTGCGAGTTTTGAAAGAGGGTTTCCGTCATAAGCAACTCCGCTAATATCATTAGCTTTCAACCAATCACAAGCTGCTTTTAAGTCCTGTGTAGTTGCTTCGCCTGCTTTTATACGGGTGAGAAACTCTTTAGTAACTAGATTATGCAACTCATTAAATTGATCTTCAGTTGCTTTTTTGTTCATTTTAGTCCTTTCAGAATCGCCTACAAGGGCGATGAAAAAAGTCCCGGGTACGTTTGTACCCTAGGATTTATCGTTTTTTAGCTGTTTTAGCTGCACGTTTAAAGTTTGCAGCAGTTGGAGCTCCGGCTTGACCGGGCTTCCTCATTTTTTCGCCAGAACCTTTTTTGATTCTTAGACGTTTGGCGTGAATGTTAGCATAGAGTCCGCGTTTAGCCATTATCTATACCCCTTTTTTCCGCCTTTACCTTTCGAGCCACATGAGCCCTTGCCTTTATGTGCCATTATTTTTTCTTCCTCATTGCTTGCATTAGCCTTTTCTGCACAGCAGGAGGCATTTTTTTCATATTTAGTTTTAGTTGACCAGTAGGTTTTTTCTTTGGTCTACCTTTTTGTGAACCATAGGTTCCGGGTCCCATTGGCATAATTAACATTTCCATTTGCGAAGGGCAAGAGCCTTACGAGTAGGTCTGCCTTTTTTGTCTTTCATTGGTCCTTTTACTCCTGACATACGGGCGCAAAATGATCTTTTGCGAGGACCTCCACCGGGTTGCGGTGCCTTAAGATTTGCACCAGTTTCCCTGTTGTATTTTTCTCGACCAGCTTTGGTGAGTCCGCCAGTACGACTTTTATGTTTGCCGATTTTTAGACTGACGTTTGCCATTAGACACCTAGTCCTTTTTTAACTATGGCTAATGCCTTATCATCTAAATCATTATCTGTTTGAGCTACTAATTTTTCTAAAAGCTCTACCACAAAAATCTTGAATTTTGGTGACTTAAGTGCAGATAATACGAATGGTTTAAGAATTGCTAACATTATTTTTTCTTGGGTAAAAGTGATTGAATAGGTACTACATCGGAGCAGAGGTGATATACACGTGACCCGGGTAGCAGGGTAAAGCCTGTTCTTTGAAGCTCAGCACATTTAAGTGCACGTACGAGCTCAAAATCTAATTGCATCTTTTCTTCTTGACGTTTAGCGATGGCTTTACATTGTTTGTATCCTTCCTTATCTAGAGGAACCATGAAGTTAACTTGGAAACCCCAGTTCTCATTTAACTGATAACTAGAAGGGTATAAGTCTCTTGTATCTTCATCCGCAGAATACGGATTGACATGGCTTCCCATATAGAAAGGACTAAACGTCATTGTTGATCCATTACATGAAATGCTTGGACCATAGTTTTGCCGTGATGATGCTCCATTGTTTTGAAATTGCACGGCACTATTTGTGACATTTCCCGTCGCTGCTGCGACTGGATTTGCATTGTTATTGGTATCTCCTTCTGCTAATACTGGGCTTACTGTGAGAAGACAGAGAGCGAAGTAGTAGTGGAGTTTATTGTGTAGTTTCTTGTGGTATCCCATTGCTCTACAAGCCCTGCTGCTCTAGTTGTTGTTTCTAAAGTCCAAGGCAAAGTGGTATCAGTAACAGTAAATACCGCATCGCCACCAGCGATACCAGCACTTGCTGATGCTGTGATATTTGAACCAGACCACGTATTTACTTCAGCTCCATATACCTGACGCTGTTCTACCTCAGTTATTACTTGAGTCGTAGTGGTCGTTGAGTTCATACTCCCTGATGTGAACTGGGGAGTGACAGTATTGGCTCTAGCTATGCTGGGTGATAACAGAGCTAAAAGCAGAATTAGTTTCTTCATGCTTTTGGTTTTGGTTTATTTGCCATAGGGCAATTTGTTGGTGTCTTACTTCCGCCATTCTTGCCAGTAGTAAGCCCGAACGTTGCCAGTGCGCCCGTAAAAACGCTGGCTACGAAAGTGATATCTGAGTTACCAGATTTCTTTACCATCGGTATATCGACATAATTCATCGTAATTATGAAACCAGACCAGACAACTACGCCTAATCTGACTAAAGTACCCAGAACTTCTAATTGATGTTCTTTTTCTTCTCCTATGTCTTTTAATTTACCGATGAGTCCTTTTTCTTTTTCTTTCTGTTCAGGAACTTTTCCTTCCATGTCTTTATCTTATCGTTTAAAAACTTCTGTATTTTCTCTTTTACTTTTTGAATAATAGGTTGAGTTACAGTCGTTGCTGCGACAGCCGTTACTGCTGCAACACTTGTTGTAATTAATACGTCAGTTGGTGGTATAGGTATAGGTGGTAAGGGTGGTAAATTCAGCGTAGGTGTTACTGGTGTTTCAGTGGTTTCTATAGGTTTTGTACCTTCAGGTTCTTTAAGATCACTCGGAGGAACTACTAAAGGTACATAATAAGGAACATCAGCCGTTGGTAAAGGTATTTCTACAGTTTTAATCTTTTGAATCGGTGGAATTACTATTGTCGGTATTTCCATTTTCTCGATCCTGTATTACTGCATTTGTAGCAATAATTGCTTGCTTACAATCTTGTATTGTTTGTACAGCTTTGTTATGTGTTTCAACAAGTTGTTCAAGTTGTTTTTTTAATTCTTCTGTGGATGGTTTAGTCATAAATAATTACCAAGGTTTTCCGTTTGCTGTTACTGGTGTGTTAAGAAGTGCTATTTCATCTTTTAAAGATTTTTCAATAGCAACAACTTCATCAGTTCCAAGTTTTGTTTTAACCCAACCAAGTACTATTGACTCAGTTAGATCTTTGTAAGGTATAAGAGTATCTGGTTTAGCAAGTTCTACCTCACCAGTTGCTCTTACTTTTTCTTCGCTACCGTCTAAACCTATTACACGATAAATAGCTTTTTTAACGTAGCCGTCAGTTAGTTCTCTTTCTAAGGTATTAACTTCCCATTTTGTAGTAATACTCATTATTCGCCATCATCCTCTCTTACTGGTGTAACGACTGGTTGTGAACTTTTAAATGTTTTCCAAGAATTTTTTACTGCATCTGTCCAAGCTGCATTACATACAGCACTAACCTCTGCTGGTTCTGCACTTATATCTGAGTCTGGATGCAGTACATACCTTTCAAAAGATCTTGTAAGTTCTTTGCCATCTTTTTTGATGACACTTGCTTTACGGACTTGTACCGCTTTATATTCACCGACAACTTCTATCTTGTCGTATTCTATTGTTTCTGTTAATGCCATAATTAGTTTGATATATAGGTCATGGTAAGCATAAGTTGTGTATCATCTGCAAAGTTATAATCTTGTGCATCATTCATTTCAGGAATATTATCAGTAATTTCTTCACGATTAACGTTAAGGGTGCTTTGATTTATGTCTCCATAAACCATGAAAGTAGAAGTACTACCCGGTCCAGAAGATGAATTACCTTTGTCAAAATAAGATATTACGGCAGCAGGGTGCAGACTAGATTGGTTTCTTGTAGTAAAAGGTAAACCTGCTATTCTTGCTGTTCCTGTTGATGAACCTTTGTCAGACAATTCAATATGGCATTGTATATGCACCAACCTGCCAACTTTTACATATCGCCCAACGTTAGTAGTATAAGTTTGACCAGTAGCATTTCCACCAAAAGTTATACTTGGTGTCCAAGCTCCTTCTTCATAATCGTTTTGAACGTTGGAAGAAGAATTACCAAATGCTATTGCACTACAGTTTAAAGTTGAATTACCAAAATTTCTAAAAGTTGTATCTG